ATGACAAGTAGTGACATCCATAAAAAGGCAATGCTTGATGCGTTGGAGAAATCTTTAGGGGTTGTGACCTCCGCTTGCAAGAGCGTTGACATCGCACGGCAAACGCATTACCGATGGCTGCAAGAGGACAAAGAATACAAAGCAGCAGTCGAAGAACTATCAGACGTAGCCATTGACTTCGCAGAGAGCCAACTGCACAAGCAGATAAAGGACGGCAACTCAACCGCTACCATCTTCTTTCTAAAGACCAAAGGCAAGAAGCGTGGCTACGTTGAACGCCAAGAGTTAGACGTATCTTCGGGCAAGCTATTTCAAATTGAAGTGCTTGGAGAAGATTCACACGAATAAGGTTTACAACCACTTAAAGTTCAGCGACAAGAAGATAGTCGTTGAGCAAGGAGGTACTCGTAGTGGGAAGACTTACAACATCCTGCTATGGGTTATATTTCATTACTCCTACTACCAAACCAACAAGACCATCACCATTTGTCGTAAGACGTTTCCTTCGCTTCGTGCTTCGGTTATGAGGGATTTTTTTGAGATACTGCGAGGCCAAGACCTTTACAACGAGAGCTACCATAACAGGTCAAGTCACGAGTATTATTTGAATGGCAACCTTGTTGAGTTCATCAGCCTTGACCAACCGCAGAAGATACGAGGGCGCAAGCGCAACCTCCTGTACATTAACGAAGCCAACGAGCTGACGTTTGAGGATTGGCAGCAGCTTATTATGAGGACAGAAGATAGGGCAGTCCTTGACTACAACCCTTCGGATGCGTTTCATTGGATATACGATAAGGTAGTACCGAGAGATGACTGCGACTTCTTTAAGACCACCTACCTTGATAACCCGTTCCTTGATAGCAGCATCCGACAAGAGATAGAACGACTGAAGGACACGGACAACGACTATTGGAGAATCTACGGACTTGGAGAACGTGGTATGAGCCGAGCCACCATCTTCCAATACGGGCAAGCAGAGATACCATCAGAAGCAACGCTCCTATGTCACGGGATGGACTTCGGGTACACCAACGACCCAACCGCACTTGTAGCGGTGTACAAGTCGGGGGATAACCTGTATGTGGATGAATTGATTTACCGCACGGGGATGACCAACCCCGACATCAGCAACGTACTAAAGTCCCTAAACCTTGACAGGCGCACGGAGGTATTTGCTGACTCTGCTGAACCCAAATCTATTGAGGAGCTGCATCGTATGGGATGGAACGTAAAACCCACGCAAAAGGGCGCAGATAGCGTTATAGTGGGTATTGACGTGCTAAAGCGGCACAAGCTATTTGTAACACCACGAAGCAGCAACCTAATCAAGGAATTGCAGAACTACAAATGGGTAGAGGACAAGAACGGCAACCTGCTCAACAAACCCATAGACGCATTCAACCACGCCATAGATGCGCTGCGCTATGCAACGTACAACAAGTTAAGCCGCCCTAACTTTGGCAGGTATGCCATACGCTAAAACTAAAAGGTTATTTTAATAATGGAACTAAAGGTAATTGTACCCACCTCCCTGTCGGAGATAACGCTTGACCAATACCAACGCTTTGCGAGGCTTGAGGGCGATGAGGAGTTCTTGACCCATAAGATGCTTGAGATATTCTGCGGAGTGCCTTTGGCTAACCTGCCCAACGTGCGCATCAAAGATGTGAGCCACATCAGCAAGCACATTAGTGCGATGATAAACGAGAAGCCCAACCTCACCCCAACCTTTACGATGGGTGATACCAAGTACGGCTTTATCCCCGAGCTTGACAATATCACCTATGGTGAGTTCGTTGACCTTGACGGCTACCTGCAAGACGTGCAAGACCTGCACAAAGCAATGGCGGTTCTTTACCGACCAATCACAAGCGAGGTGAAGCATCGGTATCTGATAGAGCCGTATGAGGGCGCAGGCAAATATGCGGAGCAGATGAAGCAAGCCCCTATGAATGTTGCGATGGGAGCAACGCTTTTTTTTTGGCGTTTAGGGAGCGAGTTGTTGCAAGCTATGGAGACCTCTTTGGAGGCGAAGAAGCAGATGAATACTCCAAGCAAGGGCAGTTCTCCAAGCGATGGGGATGGTACGCTACAATCTATCAGCTCGCTAAAGGAGACATTAGGCAGCTATCAGAAATCACAAAACTTGAACTCCACGAGTGCCTACACTTCCTCACCTTCGAAAAGCAAAAGCAAGAGGTTGAAAACGACCTAATAAAAAAGTCAATAAAATGAGACAGTTCTACGACATCACCACCAAACTAAAAGACACGCTTGAAGCCAATAGCCAAGTCAATGTGGTAACCACAGGCGATATTTTTGACATAGACCTAAACAAGCAGACCATCTTCCCTTTGTCGCACATCATTGTGAACCAAGCAACATTCGATGGGCAAGTATGCCGTATGAACGTGAGCCTTGTATGTATGGACTTGGTCGATGAAACTAAAGAGAACCCAAGAGACCAAGCCGAGCCGTTCTACGGCACAAGCAACGAGCAGGATATCTTGAACACGCAGCTTGCAGTCATTAACGATGTCATCACAGAACTGCGCAGGGGTACTCTGTACACCGACCTTTATCAGTTGGATGGTATTGCAACTTGCGTTCCCTTTAGCGAGAGGTTTGAGAACCTGCTTGCAGGGTGGACTGCAACCTTTGATGTGCTGCTTGCTAACACCGAGATAAGCACTTGCTAAAATGGCACGGGAGGACTTGGTTGCTGCGGTACTAATTAAGTTTGGAAAGTTTGTCGTTCAACAGGCGAGGAGCAATCTGACCAAAGGCAAGCACAACTTTAACAAGACCCTTTACAACTCCCTGCGGTATAATATATTTTATACTAAAGATAAGTTCTCTATCAGTTTCTCAATGGAGGAATATGGCGAGTACCAAGACAAGGGAGTAAAGGGCGCAGGCGGTACGAGAAGGACTACGAGTGCATTCAACAGGCGAAACAACAAGGGCAAGATATGGAGGCAGAAAGCACCCAATAGCCCCTTTAAGTACAAAGACAAAAAGCCACCTGTATCTGCATTCAAAGATTGGGCAGAGAGCAAGGGGCTAAACCCGTTTGCGGTGCGTGAGTCGGTATATCGGCAGGGCATAAGTCCTACGAACTTCTTTAGCACCCCGTTTAGGATTGGCTTTAACAAACTACCCCCCGAAATAGCCGCAGCATTCCTGCCTACAAATGATGACCTATAAACTATGAGTACACCAACCGCATCCCTACCCGATAGCATCTCAATGGCTCGCAGCCCCATTTTCTTTACTGCAAGAAACAACTCCGTTTCGGGAGATACGCTTGAGTTTATGTCCTTAAATATGCTTATCTATTCAGGTGCGTTTACCACATCGGGAACGGACAACTACGAGCTTGAAAAGAGCTACTCAATCAACAACGTAATCAACTTTGAGGTAAGCGACCTCATACGCTCGGAGTTCTACCACGACTTTAGCGTATGGGATGACATAGGCTTCACGCAGGGTCCACAGGGTGAGGCTTTGTGGGTATGGGGTTATGGAGATTGGACTTATGATAACGCAGGAGGCGGCGCGGTATCGGCTCAATGGAATCAGCCCGAAGAAGACACTCCCGACCAATTTATTGTTCTTGACGGATGGGCAACCCGTGATAACATCGCCCCTGTTGCAGTCTCGCAGGTGGTGCTTGCTACAAGCCGTGATAGGCAAGTGCTTGTCGGCAACTACGAATCGCTTGCAATTAACAATAGCGTAGCCAATGACTTAGGTGCAATACGCATTACTTGGCAAGGCGGTAATACAGAGCTACTAACAAACGCAGGGGGAGGAACAACGCCCCCCGACTCGTCAACCAACAACTCTCAAGACCTTGTAATCTACGCAGGGGTAGGCCCTGCAAACCTTGAGAACAATGGTGACTTACCTCCCGACATAAAGCCAAGCTCACAAACCGATGGTGGCGTTGGGCAGTATTACGATGTCATTCTCTTGGATAAAGAAGATGCACAAAACGAGATAGGGCGTGTACGATACTATGTTATCTGCGAACCCAAGTACGACCCTGTGCAGGTAGCGTTCATCAACCGCTTTGGTGTTGCTGACTTTATCACGTTCTTCAAGCGCAGCGATACTCGTGGTAACTTCACGCAGGACTCCTACCAAAAGAGCATCTACAACGATGGCTTCACTACCCCTTCTTTGGAGGTAGGCAAGTACCAATCCTTTAACGTCAACTCTCGCAACACCCTATCTGTAAACACAGGGTTCGTTGACCAAGACTATGATGAAACCATTGAGGACATTCTGATGAGCGAGTATGTTGCGGTTTATGTCAGCAGTAATTGGGTGAGTGCAGTTCCGAATCGTGGAAGTATAGAATACCAAAAGAGCGTGAACACAAAACTCATCAATTACACTATGTCCTTTGACTTTGGATTTGATGAGCGCAGTTTGGTACGATGAACAAGGTTGATATTTACGTCAATGGCTTTAGGCTTGACATTTTTGATGATGAGGAAATCAGCATCAATTTGTCGGTGCAGAACGTGCAGGACATCAGCAAGGTGTTCACGGACTTCACGCAGGGGTTTACTATTCCTGCAAGCCCACGCAATAACGAGATACTTCAGCATTACTACAATGCCAATATCACAAGTTCCGTTATCACTACCGAGACGGGAGGCTCACCTGTATGGAATAGCATAGGGCAAAATTGGAACGTATGGAACACGAATTGGAACGCAGGCGCAACAAGCACCTCTGTTGCCAATACTTTTGATGCAAGGCTACGACAGGAAGCAAGAATTGAAATAAACTCTTTGCCATTCCGCACGGGGGTAATAGAGGTGGAGAACGTGCAGCTCAAAGGCACCGAGCCTTATGCGTACACCTTGACGTTCTATGGCGATGTGGTAACGCTCACGGACTTGTTTGGCGAGGACTATCTGTATGACCTTGACTTCGCAGAACTCAACCACGAGTACACCGATGAGGCGATATTTGATAGGCTTACTACCGATACCTACGCCCCGTTATTTTATCCGCTTTGCAGCCCTGTAAAGAATTGGTTTTATGATTCAGACAATAGCAATCACAATGATAGCAACATTGCCTTCCATAATGCTAACGAGCAACACGGCATACACTACTACGAGCTAAAGCCTGCCTTGAAGGTAACGGCTATCCTTGATGCGATGGAGCAGAAGTACGGCATCACGTTCACGGGGGCGTTCTTGGCTGCTACTCCGTTTGTTGATTTGTCGCTATGGCTGCACCGCTACGAGGGGTATCTGTTTGCAGGAGGTAACGACATTGCCTATCAGTTAATAAATATGAACCGCAATACGGGTAGCGGTTCGCAATTTAATTTAAGTACGGACACTTGGACTGTTGTAGATAGCAAGCAGTATGACTTGCAAATTGCAATGAAAGACGTAAGCGAGGATTATGAACTTGCAGTATTCCGCAATGGAGTATTTGATTTCTCTGTATTAGTTTCTGCTCACGCTTCATCCTCTGTGACTACAAATATGGCTGCCCTGTCTTTTGCCGCAGGCGATGCGGTGCAGTTGTTTATTAGGCCACAAAGTCCTACGGCAATGAC